CCACTCCACCACCGCAGACGGGCGGGAACTTTGTCAATGCAAACGAACGGGCGGTAACGTCAGCCACACATTACCGCCCACACAAAACGCCACACACAAGACACCCCGAAACATCCCCGGTAACATCCGAGGATGCCCGGTAACATCACCCGAACGAAGACGCCACCACGATAGACCGGGACACCGGGAAACGCTCACACCCGATGGCAAGAGTATCGAAAGCATCAGAACCGTCAGTACGCGCCTCAAGCCTACCCTCCGGCGAATCCGTCTCCGGCAACTTCTCCCCTCGCTTATCCTTACCACCGTTATACACCCCGGCTGTCTGTATCGAGATGAGCAAGTCCTCATTGTTTTCCCGGTTAAAGAACGGAATCAACCGTGACTGCCCGGCAAACATCCGGTTAATCAGCAACATCTTCTCCATGTGGTGCATAGGCTTCCCGATATACTTCTCCTTGACCATCCACCCATGACGCTTAAACTCCATTGCAATCACATAACGGAAGTCCTCGTCATTGACAGCATAGTTGGATGCCCGTGCCGTCGAGTCATAATAAAATATAACCTGCTTACGCTTGTGATATCGGTAATATTGACAGAAGTCACTCACCAGCTCGCGCAACTTACGCTCATACTTGACAAAGAAAGATTTGATGACGCGCAACTGCCTGCCCCTGACCTGACCGGCAACCAGCCAGTTAATATTGGCGTTGTAGTCAAAAGCCACGCAGATAGGCGCGTTATGATCCACATCCCCATCAAAGAGAGAGGACTGATCCTTAAGAGCCTCAAAGTCATAACCACGATTATCATACTCCGACACGTTAGGAGCTGAATACTTATTGTTCTCTGTCATCTTAGAATAAAACCCATCACGGGCAATACCTATCCTCTTACATAGCACAGATGTCTGGAAGGTAAGCGGCGGCAGGTCACGCTTAAGCTGCCTGATAAACGACTCCCCAAGCACCTGCATATTATCTATAGTCGAGACCTCACGGTAATCAACGGCTGCATAACGCAACTGACATATAGACCTGTGGAGACCACGCAGATGCTTGCGCAGATACTCCGGAGGATTGACACCACGCTCCTGCATCTCGCGCACCTTAGACTCCAGATGCCATATCTCGGCAGACAAACCCCGGATAGTCTCAATCAGTTCCGGGTCACATTTCTTTGAGTAGTCCAAGAACCAAGAACCCTTCTTAGTCACCGGCATATCAGATGTTATCAACATAGAGTGATGATAATACTTGCTACCGAAATACTGACGGTTGCCTCGCATAGCCTGAAACGTCTCATTATTAAGCTGCTCATAATCTATGAACTTAGCCTCGTCAATATCAAGAGCATCAAAACTATGAGAGTTAGACGTTCCCGACCTGTCCTGAGAAATGATAAACCCGATAGAGCCATTATAAAACGAAATCACATTCTCATAATTAGACACCGGAAAAATCGGCTTACCCCAATGCCACGACTCCGGAGGCTTGATGCCGACAGCCCAATGCACGTTACGTTTGTACCCCCATTTCTCCCAATGCACGAACATCGACGGCAGGGTATTCGTCAACGCCCTCTTAATGTTGGCAGAGACAAAACCCGTGATACTCCCCGGCATACGTTGAAAATTCCGGAGATTCCAAGCGGCGTGCAATACACCCTTACCAAAAGCGCGACCGGCACAGATAATGCTCAATCGCGCTTGGATATAGTTTATAATATCATTCTGTATGTCGTTAAGATAAACAAGATTATCACCCTTCTTTCTTAAGTTTAAACAGTTCATCCTCATTAAAATCAATCGGTTCAAAGTCAACATCCTGCACATCCTCCGACCAATACTTCTCCTTCATCGCCTTTATGCGCTCACGGATATTAGGCATACGCTTGATACCTATGACCTCCGGGTTATCGGTAGCCTTGAACGGCTGCGGAGCAATGTCATACGACAACTCCTCACGCTCATCCTTGTCAAGCTGATGGATCTTCGCAAACTGCGCCCACCCGTTGATGACCGACTTCATATCCCCCTTCTCATTCGACTTGTGGATTGCATCGAGGATGCCGGAGGACGCGAGATAAAGGTTATAATCCCGTGTGGTCTTTTCAAAGGATCCAAGTAGCACCTTGACCACCTTGAGATCATCGTAAGCCTGAGACTTTGAGATACCCCCGTAAGCCATCAGCCTTGTCACCACATCCCGGTCACGCTTAGACGGATGCTCACGCCACCAGCAAAAAGAGTCCCGGAGGCGGAAGATATGGCGGATAGTCACCGCCGGAACTCCGGCGGCAACCATCGTCTCCTCATCCGCCATGAGATACGCCTGGGCGGTATCGATCAGAGCAGGTAATGCCATGGAATTGAGAATTAAAAAATTAGAATTGAGAATTTAGAATTACGAATTGCGGTAAACAAGGTCATCGATATAACCCTTGACATGCTGTATTGCAAGAGGAGATCCGGCAGTTGCCATGGTAATCTCAGTCCTGCGTATGTTAAGCTCAGTTTCCGCACGCCCGGCATGATACGCCGAGTAAGCCGGAGAACCAACACAGGCAATCTCATCAGCCAGCTCATCAGGATCCACACCCATCAGCACCGCCACATCACGGATCGGGGTCAGCGCACCCCCATAATCCCGTATCGCGTCAATCTGGTCAGCCGTCAGCATCATACGCAGGATATTACATCAGACAGAGGTCGCGACACCGCCTTCATAGCCTCAAGAGACTCCGAGAGCTGCGACACTATCTCCGGCATTGTCATCACCACGCCACACTCATAACGGTTTCCGCGCGTCTGGTTCTGCGACGTCACCACCGCCGCATCACGCTCGCCCCGGAAGAGCAGCACCTTAGAATGGTTCTCACACAGATAGACACTATCAACCGCACCGCGAAGGAAGTCATAAATGGCAAGAGTCTTGCGTGCACCCCTGATGTCGCAGAACATCGAGCACGTCAAGATCCTCCCCTCCTTTTTCAGCCTGAGGATACGCCTGATGAACTCCTCCGATACAGAGAACGTCGATATGACAACGTGCGCCGGACCGGTGTAACCCAGCACCTTCTCCATCACGTCCGCTATCTGGAGAGAGTTAGAGAGATAAGCCTGCACAGGCTTATCCCCCAACGGTTTCAGATCATTCCCCGGCTTCATCTGTTTCATCGGCTTCATCGGCTTCATCATCACCCATAACAGTCAACACACCCATAGCGACAAGATCCGCAGCAGTCTCTGCATTAAACCCTGCACCCAGCGACATGATAACATCAACCGAGTTGCGGATCTTAGACAGAGCCGCATCCTTCGCATCACCCTCAGACTCCGCAAAAACCTTGCGGTATTTTGACAGCGACTTACGAGCAGCCTTCAAAACCTTCTGGTCAATTTCCGACAATACCGGACCCGATTCCGGTTCCGGCTCCCTATCCGGGTCATACTCGTCATACTTGCGCAGATTGTCACGGTAACGGCGGTCAGCATTGGCAAGCAACTGCAACTTGTCATAGCGGTCACAAGGCTTGAGATGATTCATCGCCTTAAGCTCCTCAAACAGACGTTTGACCTCAAGCAGATGATTAAGGTTATCGTCAAACAGAGCCTTAATATTAGGTGGCAAAGACTCATGATCCTCACGCCTACCCTTCTGCGACACCGGATTTCCCGGAGATTCCGGCGACGGCATGACAAGCGACTCCAGCGACTTTTCAGCCTCCGGCATAACTGTCTCCCCCATTTTTGCAACTTCCGCGACAGTCAGCCCATCGAGGCGGATGCGAAGGAACTTGCGCAACTCATAATCAAGTTTATCGGCAAACTTCGCCGGTGCACGGAGGACGGTATTATAAAACGCCTTATTACGATTCAGGCGGAACAGCATTGAAGCTCCGGCAACGACATCACGCTCATTCTTTGGCGTGCCGAGCCAGTCCTGTATCTCCTGAGTGAAAGCAGTATCTAATTTCATATTAAAACATTCAAATTAAAGAGGTGCGGGAGGGACCAACGCCCAGCAGCACCGGAACAATAACAAAAAAACACTGAAAAGACAACCA